GTGGCGTGGTGTTCGTCCTACCATGCACTATAGTGTTAGTCGTGAAGACTATCTAATTCATCACAATACTAGTACTGCGCCAGACCATGCAGGTCTATTATCAGAAGGCTACAAAAAACAAAAGCTTCGAGCCCATAGTGATTTCTATTGGAATACTGCAACAAATGAATGGGCGCTGGGCTTTTTAAATACGCACGATATTATGGCAGAAAGTAAAGGTAAAAACTTAGCATCATTTGCCCTTGCTAAACAAGCTAAAGAATTAGGTTTGCTGTAGTACCCAACCCTTAGTTGATTTATATCGACCATTGATTACAGAGCTAACTGCACCAGCACCAAGATTATATTTTTTAATAAAATCGTATCTAGTTAGCTTCGTTATTTCTAATGTTCTTTTGTTGAACCAATTGTAAACAGTATGATCAAATTGAGGATGGTTTACTCCAAATTGATCTCTATTATTCCAATTGTGACGACCTTCTTTAAATAACTCTTTTCCAGTTTTTCTAAATCCTTCCGATGCCTGAGATTTAATATAATCATACACACGGGAAGTTAATTTATTATTATATCTATGATGTTGTTTGTGTCCGGCTCGCATAACAACTAGTGCCATGCACATTTTCATTTTATCTTGTCCTGTTGTCATTTTAGTTAATAACCAATGACAAATAAAATGCTCCCTTGCTGTAAGAGAAACGATATTTTTTAGATTATTTGTACCGCCGAGACTTTTGGGAATAATATGATGTTTTTCTGAATACCCAATAAGCGTTCGATGTTGGGCAGAAAAAATGATAGAATTATACCATTTGGTATATTTGTTTTGTAAATACATTGCTGATGCTCCTTCATAGCATTAGAGTCAGTGGATATTGGCGTATCGCGACTGGCACTTTTTATTTATACTTTTGGTTAGATTGAGTTGTAAAACGGTTGACTATTTGGCAAAATCTTGCTATAATATATATATACAAACACACAGAAAGACGGAAATGGATCTAAATACACTTTTGGACAAGAACCAAAATCATTTAGACTTTTGGGAATCATTAGAGCAAAACGGCGGGCGCCTGCTGTTTGAAGAATATGTTGCCTTATATCTTAAGGCTACTTTGCCAGGCGACACATATTGGCTTGGCGAAGATGTAGTGCCAGCACACATAGCACAGAAATATCGTTTTACAAACCTGCTTAAAGGCAAGCGTAGTTTAGGCGGCGATGTTATTAACATTTACCAAAATCGTGCCGTTGCCTACGAATCCAAATGGTTTGACGAAAAAGAATCAATCAACTTAAAACTGGTTGCTAACAAGCAACAGGTTATCAACAAGACTGGCATTGATCAACTTATCTTTACAACTAATGCTCGTCGAACTTCTGATGCTGTAACAGAATGGGTCGACGAAGCCGGCTTCATGTTCCAAGAAGAATGGATCACTAAAGAAGTCTATGACACAGTTAAGGCATATATTAAATGCCAAGTAAAAAAAACTTACAAACCAATGACTCCGCGAGACCAGTTCTTCCGTGATGCGTTGAGCGAACTCCAAACCGACTTTGACAAGAAGTTTGCTAAAGTAGCAACTTCTAAAATTCTTACTCGTATCTTCCAACACTGGCCTGCCGCTTCCGGTAAGGGTAGTTTCCCTCGCTTAGCCTACGATATGATTTTTGAGCCTCGTTGGAACTACAAGAAAGCATACCCTATCAACACAGTTATCAATCCAACACTAACTGTTTTGAAGGGCAATCTTGTTAAACATATTCATCACGATATTGGATTAGGTAACATTGATAATGTAATTCATGCTATCTACGCAGGAGATGTTACTAAGGCCGCAAAGGATACAGAAGAACTACAGAGTATCCGTTCGATGGCAAAGGTGTTTGTTAATAAGATCGAGTTTGTTAAGTTCTTGCGTGAAACTCAAAATCAAACAGTTTGGGTTCATACAACTGTTCATAGTTATGACCGATTAGCTAAAGTAATGAAAGGACAAAAGAAGAGTTTTTACTTTGCTCATATTGATGAAGTTCATCATATGATACAACCAGACTACTCAACATGGACTGCTTCTCTTAATGACTCAGACTGTCCTATTCAAATTCGTTTGATGAGTAGTGCCAATAAGCGTAAGGCCCGTGGTAACGGTGCTACATACAGCATGGATGATCCTGCGTTCTGCGACATTCAAATTAAAGACTTAGACGAACAGACTGCTGTTAAACTTGGTTACAAACGCAAGACTGTTTTGTTAAACTATGTCTACGATGACAATAGTTTTCCAACAGATTGGGTCGAACGACTTGAGAACGGCGGACAACCTTTAATCAAACTCAAAGATACTGATATTGTTGTGCCTATGAGTTGGTTTATGGCTGTAGATAGTCTATTCCGATTCCGTGTAGAATACAGCGAACGCAATCATACCAAACTTACAGTGAACGGTATCGAAGATTGTGTAAAATTCAAAGAGTTTATGGAGGCTATCCGTCCGAAACTTCTTAAAGAACTTGCTCATTCTAACAACCATGTGTATCGTCGATTGCTCAAAGCAAAGATAATGGTCGCAGACACACATAACAACTCTACTGTAAAATTGTTAAAAGAAGTAAGTGCTATACCAGATACATTTACAGATAGTTTCGTAATCCACGATCGACTTTTAGGTGAAGGGTGGGATCCGGAGAATGGTTGGATCGACAGCAACATGTTTATCAGCCCTACTCACAGCGAGATTCGTATCTATCAAGATGTAAATCGCGGTAGCCGTATTGGCGACGGTAGTAAGTCTATTAACTATGTTGTTCAGTTTTTCCTTAAAGATGAAGAAAATCACTTTAACAATATGTTTGCCCGTGTGAAAGCAGTTGGGGAAGCATTAGAAGTTGGTCTTGATGAAATTACAGAACAAGTAATTTTCAAACAAATTCGAAACATTCCCAAAGGAAAAAAACTGTCTCGCCAAGCAGGAACAGATGTCCTTTCCTACTATGATGAAGTAGGGGCTGACTTCTTTGCTAACAGTTTTACCACCTACATTAAGGAAGGTCGTTATCATAAGTTTGGGCAAACAGTTAATGACATTTTTACCGACTACCATGCTATGTTCAAAGAAAGGATGGCGTGGTTACACAATTACCAAAAAGGTTTAATCTATCAAGAGTTAGTAACTAACAACAAAGATTTCTTTACAGGATATATCGGACTTACTCGATCCACCGCAAAAAGTTCATTAAACTATAAAGATCATTATGAAAGATTTTCTCAAATTATCACAGGAGAACATCCATTAATTTCTGATGAGAATTATTCTCTTGCTATTGACTACGCAATTCAGTATGAAGAAGCAAAGACGGATTACATTATAACAGTTGTAAATGAATGGGTATGTAAAGCATCAACTATCGCTTTTCCTGCTACAAGAGAATCAGGAAAACTGAACTCTACAGGAATGTGGCCTGTTCATCAAATTAACGAAATTAAACAAGAAATCGATTCACAGTTTGAAGTAACAAAATTCTCTACTAAAAAATTGAAAAACTTTCCTGACAGTATTTCGAAAGAAATCAAAGATCAGACGGAAGTAGTTAAATTAATTTGGCAAAAAAACTTTTGTCTTGTAGTTCAAGAAATTATTAAACTCTGCCAAAATAAAACAATACTAACTAATAACGATTTACAATCTGCAATTGAAAACAATAATATCTATAAAAAGTTTAGAACTACACCTGCTGGTTCTTTGATATCTCTTCTAATGGAAGAAACTGAAAAGTCTATAAAGTTTAAGAACGCAGTTAAGTCTATTAATTCTTCTATTTACAAAGAATTAGTTTCTTCTCTTAAAGAATTTAAGACTCGTAGAGATATTTTAGTTGTAGAATGGAAAAAAGAAGAAAGAAAAAAACAACGAGAGTCTACAAAGGATATTCGCAAATCTCAATGGAGGGAAAATGTTAAAGTTGCGGCTTCAAAAAGAAAGCGTCCGATGATATGTGAAGGAAAATGGTTTGCTGGTGTAGTAGAAGCGGCTACTTATTTTAAGGTTGATCCAGGGACTATTGGTTATCGTAGGACAAAGTTTCCTGAAATATATTACTATATTGAAAATTAAAAGGAAATAGTATGAGTAAATTGCTTCTTGCAATATTTACAAATTCCTGTATAATAAACACATTACCAGGCTAACAGGTAGAAGCCGCCCGGCCCCCAACGCAATGTTGGAAGCGAACAGACAGGCGGTCCAGCGATGATATCAATGGTAGGCAATCCTATCAAGAGATTGCTAATGGCGTGTTAGCACATTTTATAAAAGGAAATGTCCAAATGACAAGAAAATTGATTAAAAAAGAAATGCACGAAAGCAAGACTGGAAACATCTACGAAGTTACACAATTTGAAGAAACTGTTGAATACGAAGATGAAGAAATTGTCCAACATAGTATTCGAATTATGAAAACCCCATACAAGGCTGATCAAGAAGTTGAAGTCACAGATACTACAAAATCTTTGATTGAAAAGATTGCCAAAGGAGTCTCTAAATGAAGGACGAAAGCTGGATTCCTATTCCGCCGCCTGGTGCAGGTAGGTTGCGTAGATTGCTACAAAATTTAGACGAGCCTGCGGAAAAACTAACTAACCACCATCTCTATAAAGAGGGGTTCGAAGACGGTTATCGACAAGCACAGGATAATCATAAGAAACTACTAACTGCACTATCAGTAGTTTATCGAATCAACGAAAGTGATATTTAAACGAGAAAAAGCCCCACTGGGGCTTTTCTACGAACAGGCTAAGGCTCTTACTTTGCTTTAGGAGCACGTGGCTTTTTAACAGCAGGTGCTTTTGATTTAACAGCCGCTATTGCTTGCTCAACTACGGCTGCTGGAACAACAGCTTCTGGAGCAACTACCACTGCTTCAACTGCCGGAGCTGTTGGCGGGCTGGCAATAATTGATGCTTCTGTACCGGCTGGGACTGCGTCTACTTTGTATGGTGCCGCTACCGGTGATTGTACTGGTGAGCTGCCAAATAAGAAATCTTTAATTTTACTGAACATTCTATGTTCCTCCTTGGAGTTTTATTTATAACTAAAATAGCGGGCTAAATACAACTATGAGCTATAATTTTATTAGGTGGAGTATGTTACAAGAATCAAACACTCCAAAAACACTAGAATTATTTAAACTTCCCTATCACAGAGAAGATTTAGATCCTAGCATCAGTTTGGACACAATAAACTATCATTACGGTAAGTTGGCTAAAACATACGTTGATCGTTACAATGCAGGCGAAGGTGATGCTGATTTTAACGAAGCTGGTGCATATTTGCACAACATTCTGTTTCCACAATATAAAAAGTATGCTGGGTCAAATCCGCCCACTGGTGCAGCTCTAGAATTTATCAACAAGCACCATAAGACATTTGATAACTTTAAAGAAAAGTTTGCTAAAACAGCCATGGGCATACAAGGCTCAGGTTGGGTATATCTTGCTCGTAATGGTGAAATCAAAACCATTGTTAATCATCAAACTCGAAATGACATAGTGTTATTAATTGATTGGTGGGAGCATGCCTGGTCCTTAGACTACCAACACGATAAGAAAAAGTATCTAGAGAATCAATGGAAGATCATTGACTGGGATATTGTATCTGCTAGAGTCGGCTAATATCAGCAGTACTTGACACTGGCATATCCCATATTAGGCGTCGCTCGACGCCTTTCTTTTGAGCAAAACGTTTAGCGTCACAATGTTCACAACAATGAAAGTAGTTGTTGTTTAGTCTCTTAGGACTAATCTTTTCTTTAGGTCGGCAAAACCCTTCACCACAGTTGTCACAACGAAATACTGCTAAGGTACGAGTGCGGTTATAAGTATGTTCTTGACCTAACTTGCTGGTCCTAGTGTGAACTGTTGTTTCTAATTCTGTTGTGATGAACATTATGTATTTACATTAGGGTTATAAAATGATATGATAAATATCATATTAGAGGCGTTTTATGATAACAATTACCAACTCAGCACAAGTAAAAATACTAGATATTCTAGCAGAAGAAAACAATCCCAACATAGCACTACGTACATTTGTACAAGGTGGTGGTTGCAGTGGTTTTAGTTACGGGTTCACTTTAGAAGAAGAACAAGCAGAGGACGACTTTGAGTTTCCTGTAGGTAACTATAAAGTTCTAGTAGATGCAATGAGCATGCAGTACCTACAAGGTGCTGAAATCGACTACAAAGATGAACTAATGGGTGCAAGTTTCACAATTAAAAATCCACAAGCAACTACAACATGCGGTTGCGGATCAAGTTTCGGGGTATAAAAATGGCAAGACAAAATGTAGATATTGGCGTACAAGGTAATGACGGTACTGGCGATAGTATTCGCGAAGCGTTTAGGAAAGTTAATGATAACTTTAGAGATCTATATGCAGTGTTTGGGCAAGGTGATAGGATTGCCTCAACTGATTTAGATGACTTCCCTAGCAATTACTCATATCTAACTACGCCGCCGCCAAATACATTTAGTACAACAACCAGTGCAAGAACGTTTGTGGTTAACAGCACAGGTGACGGTGTATTGGCCAAAGACATTATTGGCACTAACGGTGTTACCATTAACAACAGCAGCAGTGGACAGTTAGTTATCAGCGCAGGCGGCGCTAAACTAATCGGCGACACTAGTCCTGCAATGAGTGCTCCGTTAAATGCTAATACTATACCTATTGGTAATGTTGGAGATCCATCTACTGCTAATGTAAATTTATTTAATAGTGTACATCCTACTACTCCTATTACCATTGACGAATTAGTTGTTACTAAGGGCTATGCTGATCGTCGCTACCTACAACAGTCAGGTGGATCAACTGCGGGTCAAATTCGTATTAGACCAGAACCAGTTGACCAAAGCGAATATACAAAAACCATTGCAGGGTATCAAAACGGTAATATACTAATTACCGGACACGGCTATGACAGCGGTGCTGACGGTATTGCCTACAAATATTTTACAACAGGAACGCCACCAGCAGGAATAGTTAGCGGAACTACTTATTATTTAAAATATGTCAATGTTGACGAACTTAGTATTCATACAACATTCGAAGATGCTAAGACTGGCACTGCAAAAATTACAATTAGTACTGGATCAGGCAGTGGTACGCAGACACTAGTAGATGCGTTTTTTGATGCAACACTACCGGGCAATTTCTTAAGCAATGAAGCATTACCTCGTGAGTCTACTGTGCGTAGACAAGGTGATGTCATGGATGGTCCATTATATCTTTCAGACCATCCTAGTCCGTTGAATGTTGATCCAGTTCCAGTAATTGTAGGTGCTGACGAAGATTTCCAGGCTGCTACAAAATACTATGTTGACAATAATAGTTTTGCCAGTAATATTAATTTGTTTGTTTCTACTAGTGGAGACAATACACAGGCTGGGGTACCAGCGGGTAAAGAAGGTCGTGCGTTTGCCTATGCTTATTCTACCGTTGGTGCTGCCTGTGCAAAAGCTGTAGAATTAATTGCACTAGCAGGAAACGAACCAGGTCCTTATAGACAGCGTATTGCCTACACCTTGGGCGGCACCACAACATACAGCACTGTTCAAAGCGCAGCATTTACCGGTGGTACTGGATATGTTGCTGTAGAAACCTTATTAACTCTTAATAGAGAATATATTAGAGCAGAGGTAATTGGTTATATTGACAGCACGTATCCAGATTTAAACTATAATGCAGAATTGTTTTCTAGAGATATAGGTAGTATTATTGATGCTGTTGTTATTGATACGTTAGTTAACGGCAACTGGCAAAGTATAAGTGCAGGGCAATCATATTTTAAAAATGCCAACCTCACACTTCAATTAGAAACAGTAGCTGGCATTGCCTATGCTAAATCTCTAGCCAACTATGTTCTACAGAAAGTTAATCCTCCAACTAGTTATCAAACGGTTTACGTAAGACAAACAGATCTAGTAAGTACTAATTCAACACAACGAGATCTAGTTGATGATAAATTTGACATTGTATTGAATATCATACAAAATGGTATTAGTTCAGCTCCAAATATTGACTATGGTGATGGCCAAGTAACATTCAATGTTGACAACGGCGGCCAAGGTTATGTTGACCAAGGATTGCCAACTAACGTTGACATTACTCCAGGTAAGCTAGTCAAAGGTATCCAATCAGGTGCATTAGGAAGAATTTTATCCTACGCTAGCGGTGCATTGGAAGACACTATCACTTGTCAATTGCTAACTCCTTATAATTTTGATCTCACTGAACAGGTAGAATTTGCTGAGCCAAACAAAGATCTACAGATTACTGTTAGAATTGAAAGTGGTATCTACTACGAAGACTTGCCTATTAAAGTGCCTGCTAACGTGTCTCTCAAAGGTGATGAGTTCCGTAGAACAATTATACGTCCAAGAGATCGTGCTAGTCAAAGCCCGTGGATTGAAACATATTTCTATAGAGATGTAGAATTTGACGGTATGGATCTTGCCACTACATACAATCCAAATGCAATAACACTGTTAACAGCAAACAAAGATTATTTGAAACGTGAATTAATTGCATGGATTGCTGCTCAAGTATCAGGCAACATCAGTCCATTTACCACTGCGTTTGTTTATAACGAAGGCAAATGTAGTCGTGACGTTGGACTAATGGTAGATGCATTAGTTCAAGATATTAAGTTTGGCGGTAATGCCAGTACATACGATGCTGCCTCTTTATATTACAACGGTGCTGTTAGTAAAATTATTGGTCAGGAAACACAAACTGCTGCGGCCGTTAATCAGTTAAAAACTATAATTGTCAGTTATATCCTAGTTAATACTGCATATACATCATTGCAGACTTCAGTTACGCAGACAATCAATTCCACCAACGGCGAAGCTGCTGCTATTACCAAAGTAGGTACGCTGTTGACCAGTGTGGCATCTGTAATTACTACAGGTCTAAGCGCACTACCTGCAACATATGACAGTCCAAAATATGGATATCACTACCTAATGAACAGCAGTGTTCCAATGGATGTTGGTCCAAGTTATGCAAATGCAGGCGGATATACTAATGCTGCTAAACTATTGGAAATCAACAAGGCATTCATTCAAGATGAAGTTAATGAGTTTGTAAAAGTACAACCAGGTGTTGTTGCATATGATGAGGATAAGTCTAAACGTGATACTGGATTCATCGTCGATGCGCTGGTACAAGATTTAAAAGATGGTGGTAAGATCAACGCTGTTGATACAGCATTAAAATATTATAATTCTTCAAGTCTAGTTACGCAGGCAGCATGTATTGCAGGTATTAATTATGTCAATACCATTGCTCAAAAAATTATTGACAATATTTTACTAACTGGCTCCACTACTCCGCCGAAGCGTGGAACTACTACGCAGATCAGAAATACAAGTATTGTAAAAGAATCAACTAGTGGAACAACTATCACTAACCTAATTAGCACAGTTGTATATGCATTTGATGCAGATTTTAACCCGCCTAAGAACAATACAGAAATTGACATGTTCATGTTTAACGATGCTGTTAAAGTTCACAATATAACAGGTCAAGGCCACGGCGGGTTTATGTGTGTACTAGATCCTGCAGGTTCAGTTGGTTCTAAGAGTCCATATGTACAAAGCTGTGCATGTTTCTCTAGAAGTGTAAATCAACAGACATTTGCAGGAGGTATGTTTGTTGACGGATTTAGTGGTAGACTAAAGACTAAAATTACCAACGTCAGTGGTTCAACTTTAACACTGTCTGGATTAACTTTTAGAGCGCCAATTGCACCTACTGCGTTCTATTACAATGGTTTTAGATATCAAGTAGACAGCGTTAGCTCTTGGAGCGCATCTACAGGCATTGCTACTATTGAACTTAACCCAACAACTCCATGGACCAGTGGCAACCTAAACATTATCTTAGAAACTCCTGGCAATCGTTCAATGTTAGGTAATGACTACACTCAGGTTAATGACCTAGGTTATGGTATTGTTGCACACAACACTGGTCTAACAGAACAAGTATCAACATTTACCTACTACTGTTGGACTGCATATCTTGCCAGCTATGGTGGACAGATTAGGGGTATTGCTGGGTCAAATGCACAAGGTGTATATGGTTTAAAATCTGTAGGTGCTGATCCAACAGAGATCCCAGACCAAGTGGCACTGGCCAACAACATGACACAGGTAGCTAAAGTCTATCGTTATGATGATTATAGTGCAGATAGTCAGCAAAATGATATTGAGCTGTATATTAAACGCTATACTTACATTCCATCAAATGTTAGTGAAATTGAAATTGATCATCTAGATGGAACTATTGGTCGCTACGAATTAAGAACAGTCACCCGCACAGGACTAAACGAAAGTCAATATACCTATAGAATTACTGGCGTAACTAATGCCACTACTGCAGTGGTTACTGTACATGGTACTTTACCGTTAACTGTTACTGGTATTAGTCGTGCTAGTCCAGCAGTGGTCACAATCAGTGGTAGTCATGGAATGACAGATGGTGATTTTGTAACTATCACTGGCGTAGTGGGCATGACCGAAATTAATAACGGTAGCTACTATATTAAATCAACTGGGCCTGGAACTTTTTCATTACATACAGATGATACCCTGATTCCTGAAGTTGACAGCACCAGTTGGACCACTTGGAGTTCAGGTGGTACTGTAGAAAGTCCAATTAAATTCTATTCAGGCGATCGTGTATTGATCAGCGGTGTAGGTGGTACAACTCAGCTTAATGGTAACAAATATTATGTTAACCCATTAACTTATAACACTTTTGAATTATACAGTGATGCGCTGTTAGCTACTCCTGTTAATTCTAGTGGGTATGGGGTGTTTACCAGTGGCGGCGTTGTCAATGAGAAGTTTACCTACGCTATCAATGCAATTACTAAAGCTGAACCTGCACAGGTTACATTTACTGAAAGTCATCACTATTCAGATGGAGACCTAGTTAAAATTGAAGGCGTAGGCGGTATGACACAGATTACTGGTCTATACTATGCTAAGAAAAACGGTGCAAACACTATTCAGTTATATACTGATCCCACACTGGTAACACCAACTAACAGCATTACCTATGGAACTTATACTAGTGGTGGTACTGTATTTGGTGGTAAAGAAATATTATTATTAAGTGTTAGCACCAGTGCTAACGATAATAGAGAAGCAAATGGTTTGGTCACACAGTTAAGTGATCACATGAATATCTCAATTAGACAGTTGCAAAACTTTACATTTACAGGCATTGCCAACGTTAATCCAACTAGACCAAGTACTGCGCTAGAATTTGATGCTACCTTGCCAACTGTTTATAGGATCATTGCATATAATTCTGCACTGTCAGATGGCTCCGTATTACCAGATGATACTGCAGTGTTAACTTCTGACAGTAGTTTTGTTTATATTAAACCCACTACTGATCCTACCTTAGTGACAACTACTGATCCTATAGACGGTGCTAAGAAAATGGGATCACAGATTGGCGATACTAGAATTGCTATCTACGAGTTTAGCGGCATAGATAATACTGCCACTAGAGACTTATTAAACAGTGGAACATTAACTTTTGCATGGGCTGGTAAGACTCATACCATTACGGGGTATACTGCTGCTGCAGGACTAGTGCCAGCATATATTACTATTGCAGATGCTGTTAACAATAACAACTACAGTGGTAGTACAGCCGGTATTGCTAAAGTGTTTGGTATTGCAAGTGCTTCAACGTTACGTGCAGGATTACCTGCAGGATCTACTGGTGCAATTACAGTTAAAATATCAACATGTCGTGTAACTGGACATGATTTCTTAGACATTGGAACAGGTGGTTATAATACCACTAACTATCCAAGTGCTATCTTTGGTAATCCTACACAAGGACCAACACAGGAAAATGAAGTTATTGAGGAACTAAAAGGTCGTGTGTTCTATGTAAGTACAGACCAAGACGGTGTATTCCGTGTTGGACGATTCTTTACTGTTGACCAAGGTACTGGTACTGTTACATTTGCTGCTTCAATTGCACTGAGTAACCTAGACGGTATTGGATTCAAACGTGGTGTTACAGTTGCTGAGTTCTCAACTGATGCAACTATGACCAACAATGCTGCTGACACTGTGCCTGTGCAGAGTGCTATCCGCGGGTACATTGACAAGCGTCTTGGTTTAGATCACAGCGGTAATACTATTCCTGTACCTAACCTAATTGGTTCAGGTTACTTGCCGTTAAACGGTGCGTTAGCCATGAAGGCTATTATCAATGCTGGCGGATTTAAGATTCAAAACTTAGGTGCTCCGGGAATTGATGATGATGCTTCAACTAAGTTATATGTTGACACTCAAGTAGGATTGTACAATCAACTGTCAACACTGGTTGATGTGGGTGCAATGACTCCTGCCAGTGGCGACCTAATGATCTACACAGGTGGTAACAAATCAATAGTCAGCGCAACTCCCGCTGGAGATATTGTCAGTACGCTGAGCAGTGCAAACATTGCAACCTTAGTTGGTGGTATTACTACTTCCCCAGTTATTGATGCTGGTATTGCAGGAACTGCGCAATTAAATGTCTCTGGTGGTATTGTTGTCGATGACATTACTGGATTCCCATCTATTGGTTATATTAAAATTAACAATGAGATATTCAGCTATAGTGGAATTAATACTCCCACTAATAGATTTGAAGGTATAGCTAGAGCACAATGGACCACTACCAGCACCACACATGCCGCCAGTTCAACTGTTATTGGATTAAACAATGCACAGGCTAATTTACAGATTGCACCGTTAGTCATTGTTGATGGTGATGTAAGTAACATTGCCGACATAGCGCAGAGTAAGTTACTAATGTCATTGGCCACAACCAGTGCAACTGCTCCAACAGGTACTGCTGCGGTTAAACAGGCTGCCAGCGGTGTTGCAAGTTTTGACAGTGCTAACTTTGAAATCACAGATGGATGGGTTGGCATCAAAGCAGGCGGTGTTGCAGTAGATGATATTGCCACCATTGCCGACAGCACAGTGATAGCTAATTTCTCAGGTGGTGTTGCTAGTCCAACAGCAGTGACGGCAAGTACAGCAGGTGCAAAAATATTAGACGCAGTGTTTACCACTAACGGTCTGATGAGCAGAACTGGTGCAGAAACATTTGCAGTTGTGGCGGTGACTACCAGTGGTGGTAATGACAGCCTAGTTAAGACTAGCAGTACTGGTACTATTAATGTTAAAGGACTACAGTTAAACGGTAGTAACGCACTAACACTATCTAGTACAACTATTAAACTGACAACGCCTGGTGGCGTTGATGTTATCAGTGCAACAGGTAGTGCGGCCGGTGCTACTCCAGTGACACTAACTGGTCAGTTTACGTTAGGTACTAGCAGTACACTACAGGCAACATTTGCTGACTTGGCAGAATACTATACTGCTGATAAAGAATATGAGCCAGGTACTGTGTTGATATTTGGCGGCACAGCTGAAACTACTACAACAAATGTCTTTGGTGATGCTAGACTAGCAGGTGTTGTGTCAACTGATCCAGGATTTAAAATGAATGGCGAACTACAGGGTACTAGAGTTTGTCTAGCCCTACAAGGTCGTGTACCATGTAAGGTTGTTGGACAGGTCAAGAAAGGTGACATGCTGACCACTGCTGGTATTGTTGGCTACGCTGCCAAGGCCATGGATCCCAAAGTAGGTACTATCATTGGTAAGGCATTAGAAGATAAAAACTATACTGAAGCTGGCGTAATCGAAGTTGCCGTTGGTAGAGTGTAAATATAAGTGGAGCGATAAATGGTACAAAAAATAATAGGCTTAGGTGTTCCTGACAAGGGCAATGGTGATCCGCTACGCACAGCGTTTAGTAAAGTAAATGATAACTTTACAGAACTATATAATTCTGTATCAGCAGTAGTAGTGACAGGTGCTACTGCACCTACTGGACCGGAAGAGGGTTCTCTATGGTGGAATAGTGAAAGTGGTAGAATGTATGTCTACTACGGAACAAGTTGGGTTGATGCTAGTCCAGTAGACGGTGCGGGTATTAACAGCACTAACGAATTAGTTAACGGTGCTCATACAGTTAGCTTAGGATCAACTGGTATAATAACCTTGCCAAACAGCAGTTATTTAGAAAGTACTGATACTAACTTAAAAGTTGGTGCTCAAGGTACTGTAACTATTCGTAGTAATGCAGAATTGAGTGGGACTACAAGATCGTGGGAGTTTGGCAGACAAGGCACTATTGCAACTCCTTTAATGTTACCAACAACATTTACTGCGGTATTAGACAACGCTCACAGAACTGTAGGTGATGCTATATCAGGTACACCGTGGCAATACACTGTTGCGTTTGTGGTAGGGCCTGGAGGAGCTGTTGAAACACAAATAGACAATCCAGATTGGCCAACAAATCCAGGATATTCGCCAGGCGACGAGTTTGAGTTCACTGAAGAGGATCACGGTATTCCAGGATTTATATTTGCTGTTACAATCAACGGATTTTCAGAAATACCAGGAACAGGATTTCTAGTAGTGATAGGAGTTACACCTCCTCCAGAATATCCAAGCACAGTTAGTTCACTAGGTGCTATTAAACTAAGTGCTAATACAAGTGATTGGGTGTTTGATCCTAACGGAAGTTTATACTATCCAGATGCTACAGTTCAGACCACAGCCTATGTGGCACCTACCACTGGCAATGCTGTGATAAGTTCACAAAGTTCTATTACTATTAGTAGAAACGGTATGACTATCAAAATAACAGAAGCTGGGGTTGTACAGATGTCGTTTGATAGCATTATTGATATTAGAGGACGTAGTTCAATAAACAACGCAGGATCAACAACAATTGCTACACCTAACGGAGATACTGTTATAGGTACTTGGTATAACATTAGCACTGCACTAGCGGTAGGTGATCAGTTAGTTTCTACTATTATGGACAGTAGTTTTCATAATGTATATAGAATAACTGTACTCATCCGTGAACAAGATACTACTCCAGGTGTTGAGTTCACTACCGCTTATGCAATCATCGAACAGTTACAATAAGATTAAATACAAGATACGGAGCAAATAAATGACAGTACTAACATTCCCAACAAATCCAATACTAGGGCAACAATATGCAGCACCTAATGGGATTCAATATGTGTTCGACGGTGTAAAATGGATAGTTGAAACAACTAGCTCATCGTCAGCAGCAGTGACTAATTCAGTGCAGGATAGGGTTGCTCCTATGTTTGTTACTGGTGATCATACAGGTATTACCTTTACATACAATGCAGCTACAAATGTAATGAGCGCAGAAGTTGCCGGATCAACTTTTAACGGTGATTATGACGACCTAATTAACAAACCAACTCTATTTGTTGGTCCAGGTTCAGCCACTGACAATGCAATTGTTAGATTTGATGGTACAACAGGAACTCTTGCACAAAATAGCTTGGTCACTGTCAGCGATACCGGTGCAATAGTTGCGCCACAGGTAGGCAGCGTTATTCCATTTTACTTTGCTAATCAAGCAGCCTTTCCAAGTGCCGGTACCTATCATGGTGCTGTTGCACACAGTCACAGTGATGGTAAGATGTACTTTGCACATGGTGGTGTTTGGAATGCTTTGGCCAACGCCAGTGAGTTATTCAGCGGCAACTATGACAACCTAAGTAATAGGCCAACTATTCCACCTGCATATACTTTACCCACAGCATCAACCACAGTACTGGGTGGTGTAAAAGTTGACGGCACAACTGTTACAATTACAGACGGAGTTATTAGTTCAGTTGGCGGCGGTAGCGGTGGTGGCGGTGATGCCAACATCTGGGTACAGACATTTGAATCTGAGGACGGTGCTCCAACAGACGTTGTGGGAATAGCAATCAGTGTAGAATACGATAGTGCGGGCAATGTCATTAGTTTGTTTACTCATAGCAATGCAGTTGGTAATAATTATTATTCCGTGGGCAAGTACACCACCACAGGTACCAAGATATGGACAGCAAGATTTGCAGATGGATTTGACACAGACGGTTGGGGTTTAGCAGTAGACAACAACAGCAACTCAATATATGTGGCAGGTCAAACTACTCCAGAAACAGGATATAGTGTGTCCACACTGACCAAACTTGACAGCAGTGATGGCACCATTGAGTGGAGCAAGACCTATGACTTTGGATTTGCGAGTCAAAGTGCTGTTGTGGATGTAGACAGTGATGGTAATCCCATTATGGTGGGATATGCCAGCAACGGTAATGACAATTATATCACCACTACCAAAGTCGCTGCCGCAGACGGCACAATAATATGGTCAAGAGCATTAGACGGACAAAACGATGAAGAAGCCTATGGTATGGCAGTGGGACCTACGGGTGAGGTTGTGGCTGTTGGTTATATGGAGTCATTTGGAGTACAGGATGCGGCTGCAACCTTATACACTGAGCCTGCGAGCAATCCACTATGGACTGTAGGCGGTTCAATAATATCTTTGGATGGCGTCACAGCAGATTACTCTTTCACTGACGGTGTTCCCACATTTACCAATGTGGTTGATACTGTGGGTGGCAGATCAGTGGACGATGTAATTATCACTGTGTTAGGTGGCAACCTTGGCGGCGTTACTGGTGTAGATGATATGGTCGTCAAAGTTGCCACATTGGCCGCTAACGACACTGATAATCGTATGTTGGTGGTCAAGTATGCTGCCAACGGAACTATCGCTTGGCAAAAGGCCATACAGTTTGATGCGGGCTTTGACTGCCGTGGAGCAGATGCTGACATTGACAGCGACGGTAACATCTATGTTACTGGCAGTTATCGATATAGTTTTGAAAGCGGAACAACCAGTGCTCTCAGCATACTTAAACTGGACAGCACAGGTGTGAAACAGTGGAGTAGACGAGTAACAGGCAACTGTGATACATTTGGCGTCAGTGTGGTGGTTGGTGCTGATGATAAACTGTACTTGTCAGCCATGACTGGCAACAACAATGATGCGAACAACGCTTATACCTGGGTCGCAGCCAAATATGGCATTAATGGCACAGTAGAATGGCAAAGACTCATAGACAATACCACAGGTTGGTCATTTACTGGCGACATCTTTCTCGGCGACGGCGGCGGCAGTAACATAGCAGTCAAACAGGACTATGTGGTACTTGCGGGCGGCTTTGGTGATCTCATAAACAGTGGCGTACCACATGCCACATTGGTACAGGTTGCGGCCACTGGAGATGTGTTCTCTGTGGGCGACTGGGACTTCACAGCGGCTTCATTCAGCGGTGTACTCAACAGTTCAGCCAGTGATATCACAGTGGTCAACGCTGGTAAAACTGACACAGACAATGTGTCAAACATAAATGTTTCCACTGTTACTCTACAGTTTGACAGTAGTGCCTTCTTGATAGGCACGCTGTACTCAGCGGGCGACAGCAGTGACCGATTGGTCAACGGTGCTCATGAAGTTGTATTGGGAGCAAGTGGCACAGTGACATTGCCAGCAGGTGGTACTATCACTGAAGGCTACGTTACCAGTAATCCCACAATACAACTTACTCCAGCAACGCCAGATGTTGCCAGTCAGAAGTTGGTGATCAAGGGCGGCGGTTCATATGATTATACCGACAATGGTATAAACATAAATTATTATACTAATACTGCTATAGTCGGTGATACTCTTACTTTCTATATCAATTCACCTACTTACGCTGGTCAAACGCTCTACTGGTGGATCTACCCAGAGGGTGCTAACATATCAGATCCAGGATCAGGCACAGTGGTATTGGATGGCAATAGCGGCACTATTAGTTTTGAACTAGACAGTGATGACAATGAGTTTACTCTGCGTGTGTCACCTGAAGCCAACAACTATGACCCTGCGAGTTTAGGTGTTGAATCAGGCTTGATTAACCCTGACGCACCTACATTTGATTTTGAGCATCACCTACACTTGACCACAGGCAACTTGGCTGAAACCAGTATCTTCTTAGGCACTGATGATCACAATGTTCGTACTACAACTGATGGCAATATACAAATAACCACTCCTAACACAAGCAACAATGTTTGGAATTTTGATGTTGCTGGAGATTTAAATCTACCAGATAACGGTGGTATAGTGTTTGACCGCAACAACACAACAATACGTGTGGGCATGGGCTTCCACATTGCCAGTGGTGAAGGTATCAGTCTTGACGCTATTGATCAAAATGCTATACTAACTCTAAGTGGTGCTGGTAATGGTCCAGTAAATCAAACTTATAACAAAACTAACGATACACTTTATACAGGTAATGACAACAGTAGTGTCACTGTAGAAAATCTAGGCGGCACTTGGAATGTACTCATAGCTGGTGACAGCAAATACACCAGCAATGATCTCATCGGGTGGGCTCTAAGTACTGGACCTGGACCTGTGCCAGTTGGAGTATTATCAAATGGCTATAAAAGTTGGGTATTTTCTCCAACTGGTAATTTAACATTCCCGGATGGTACTACAAACTCAGGCGATACAGTTATTTCAACCAGCACTTATAATATACAAAGTATTGGCAATACACTAATTCAAACCAGTGCCAATGCCGGCGCAAAGACTTGGACATTTGGTACAAATGGTTCATTAACATTCCCAGATACTACTGTACAGACCACAGCCTGGGCAGGTGGTCGTGTTGTTGCAGTACCTACTGCTAGTATAGGTGCCGCAGGAGATAAGCAAGGAGATTTAGCATTTAATAATTCCTACATATATTATTGTACTCAAAATTTTACACCATCTAGTTATTCTTCTACGATTGTCTTAACGTATTCAGGTACATATCCTACTATAGTAAAAGGCAGTATTCCTCAACCACAAGCAGGATGGGAGTTAATTCATGATGGAAATACTTATATTTTAGATGCTAATGCTACCGAAGGAAATCCAGGCGAATGGTCCTTATCATTATCAAGTAGTATATCAGTAACTATTGGTGATAGCGTTACAATTGGGCCAGCATCAGTTCCAAATATTTGGAAGCGTGTAGCCTGGAGTGGAGACACTTGGTAATGGAAATTATCTTAGCAACACTCTTAATGACACACTTGACAATAGTGTCAGTTACCCTGTATCTACATCGTTGTCAAGCACATAGAGGAGTTGAGTTCCATCCTGCGGTAAGCCATTTCATGCGATGCTGGCTATGGCTAACAACGGGCATGACCACTAAGGCATGGGTAGCTGTTCATCGCAAACATCATCAAAATACAGATGTAGAAGGTGATCCACACTCACCGCACGTATTTGGTATTAAACGATTGCTACTAGGTGGATGGAGTTTGTATCACGAAGCAACAAAAGATCCTAACATGGTTATTAAATACGGGGCAGGGACTCCTAAAGATCGTGCCGAAGTTTTCTACACTAGATATCACCGCCATGGCATTCTTGTAATGCTGGTTATAGACCTATTGTTATTTGGGCCATGGGGATTTTTAGTGTGGGGTGTTCAGATGATATGGATTCCATTTTGGGCGGCTGGTTTTATCAACGGAATCGGCCATTGGTGGGGCTATCGCAATGGTGAAACTAAGGATCACTCACACAATGTAAGCCCTATAGGCATACTAATTGGCGGTGAGGAACTACACAACAACCATCACTTAGAACCTGCAAACCCTAAGTTTAGTCGCAAACCCTGGGAATTTGATCTAGGATGGTTTTATATACGCACTTTAAGTCTGCTAGGTTTAGCAAAAGTACGCACCAGCTAAATATAGTATATGAGAGCGAACTATGGCAATACAACCAATTAATTTAGGAACTTACGCAAACGACGGCACTGGCGACGACTTGCGATCAGCTTTTCAGAAAGTTAATGCTAATATTTTAGAATTAGCCAGTACAGTCTACGGAGCAAACGTAGGAGCAGTTCCGCCAACGTCGGGAGTCTATGAAGGTGAACTATGGTGGAGTACTGTAGAAGGTAGAATGTACATCAAATACGGGACTACATGGGTTGATGCAAGTCCTGCTGACGGATTTGTAGAGTATGACATTTCAGCAGTGGCAACCACCGGTGGAGTAAACGTTAGACTAAGCGGTACAGACTTATCACAAGATGATATTAAAATTGCAGCTGGTGCAAACATTCTAGTTACTAGAACAGATGCAAATACTATTACACTGAGTGCTCCTAGTTTTACTGGAAACGTTACAGGTAACTTAACTGGTAATAGTGCAGGAATTCATACTGGTAGTGTTATCGGAGATACTACTGGATTTCATACAGGCAGTGTGACAGGCGATGTTACGGGCAATCTTACTGGTTATGTAAACGGCAATGTTACAGGAAATGTAACTGGCAACCTAACTGGTGATAGTTTTGGAATTCATACCGGCAGTGTTGTTGGTAATGTAAACGGATCAGTAACTGGCAATGCAGGATCAGTTACCAATGGTGTATATACAACATCAAGCATTAATGCGTTAGTAGATGTTAATACTGTATCAACTCCTCCAACTTCAGGTCAAGCATTAGTTTGGAATGGAACTAATTGGGTTCCAGGTACAGTTGCTACCAGTGGTGGCGGGTTAGATTTTGGAACATTTTCAGCACCGGCTGGATTTACATTAGATTTTGGAACATTTTAAAGGTTAGGAGATAATAATGGCATTACAAATTAGAAGAGGCCTTGAGGCAAATCGATCAGCAGTTACTCCTGACGAAGGCGAATTCTTATACACTACTGATCAAAGTAAATTATATGTTGGAAACGGTACTACTCCAGGTGGCGTACTTATTACTGGGAGCGGGATTAACAGTGTTGTTGAAGATACCACTCCACAACTAGGAGGAGCATTAGATGTCAATGGATTTAAAATTGTTAGCACAGGCAATGGCAACATTGAATTAGATCCAGATGGTACTGGTGACGTTATACTACATGGTAATTTAACAATTGATGTCAATGGTAACGTTACTAAAACTGGTGAATTAAATATTAGTCCGACTAGTTTTACAACTTTCGGCAGTAATAATGCGTCAATCGACGGTAATGTTTTTATTACTAGAAATAGTTACTCAACAGGAACGGCCGCCGGATTTACTTTTGCTCAACATCATAACACTGCAGACGCTGTAAATTTTACATTTTATAGAAGTAGAGGAACAGGAAATTCCCAAGCAGTGGTTTCAAATGGTGATGACATAGTTGATCTTGCATTTGTTGGTCATGATGGCACTAGTACTCCTATAGGTGCAGGAAATATTTCTTGTCAAGTAGACGGAACTGTTAGTAGTGGAATAATTCCAGGTAGATTTAGATTTGCATTACACGATGGTGTAACTAGTGGAGCACTAGGATTACGAGCAGTAGCAGAATTAAATTCAGCGGGCGTATGGAAGGTCAACAGTATACAAAACTACAGCGGCTCTAACTTAACTGTCACAGCTACTACTGTTAACATTGCAGGGGACCTACAACTTAACGCTCAGGGCGATTTAAGATTTGCGGATGCAGATTCTAGTAACTATGTAGCATTCCAAGCGGCTGCCACAGTCGCTGCCAACGTGACTTGGACACTACCTAGCGCAGACGGAACTGTTGGTCAGGTGTTAACAACCAACGGTGGTGGTACATTAAGTTGGTCAACTGCATCGGGAGGATCAGGGCTAGTATCAAGAGCTAGTCTAACACCAGTAACTACTGCAGCATTAGCCAGCGGAGCAAGTGAAAATCTTATGATTACTGGCTACAAAGGATATGTTTTGTATAAAATTGAAACTTCGTCAGCAGCTTGGGTAAGATTGTATTCTAGTACTGCGGCCAGGACAGCAGATGCTAGTAGATTAGAAGGAACTGATCCACTACCAGGTGCAGGTGTTATTGCTGAAATTATATCTACAGGGTCACAGACTATTTTAATAACTCCAGGCGCACTTGGCTTTAGTACAGAAACAACTCCTAGTATACAAATACCTTGCACTATAACAAATAAATCTGGAGCAACAACTACTATTACCGTTACATTGACTGTTCTACAAATTGAGGTATAATATGCCTATATCAGCATACATTAGCAAACGAGAATACATTGTTACGGTTCATAATTTTCAAGACCTAGACAGCATCTATGCTGATTTAGAAACACTTGGAAAATCTCCTGCTGGAGTAGACCTATCTAGAAGTGTAGAATGCCTGCATCGTAGAGCTACAAGTAGAAATACACATTACTTACTAACAGATTGGGAAGCTGGTGAGCTTGCTGCCGATCATAGAATTAAATCAGTAACCCTTGCTCCTCAATATCTAGGCATCCAAGCAGGAACATTTGCCATAGAACAAACATCTTCTTCATGGGATAAATCTTCCGCTACTTCAAACAATATGAAAAATTGGGGTTTATTACGCTGTACAGGAGGCGAACAATTAGTCAACTGGGGTGGAACTGGATATAACGGTAACGGCACAGGCACTCCTGCACAATCAGGTACAATCACCTTAACACAAACTGGACGCAATGTTGATGTGGTGATTTGTGACCTCAATGGTATTGTATGGAATCATCCAGAATATACTGTTAATGCAGACGGTACTGGTGGCTCTAGAGCCATTCAGTACAATTGGGGCCAACATAACGCAGAAATAGACAACGGTGCAAACGGAACTTATATATACGGAACTGGGGATCATTCTACACACGTTGCTGGCACAGTTGCTGGCAATACACAAGGGTGGGCCCGTGATGCTAACATTTATAGCATTTACTATGATGCTGGCAATCCTGGAAATTTTAGTTATGTATTTGATTATATTAGAGCATTTCATAGAAACAAAGCAGTGAATACAGCTACAGGTCGAAAAAATCCTACCATTGTTAATAACAGCTGGGGGCAAAGTATTTTTCCTAGTCAATGGGAGTTTAGTGATATTACAGCAGTGACCTATAGGGGAACACGATATGAACCAGGTGGTACTGTTACCTTTAATGGTGTAAGTGGAGTGTGTACTGCTAATACAAAGTTAGCTGATCTAGTAAATTTTGAACTTGGTGGTAATCGTATTACAACGACGGGACCATATGTTCCACCAGGTGGAAGTATTTTAACTAAGCCAAGTGCGTGGACTCAAGAAGGGCAAGAAGCATTTATAACACAATTTGCTGCTCCAGATGCACAATACGTATTGACTGTACAAGGTCCTGCTGATATAAGTTTTATCAGTAATGTAGCCGCTGATGCTGTTTCTGGAACGATGAGTGTGCAAGTTGAAGTGGTCGTTAAACAAGGTCCTACTGTGATTAATACGTATACTGGACCTGTTAGTTCAACTACTAATGGTGGCACTATTGAATCAATAGTTGAAGAACTCACAGTTAGTCTAGCTAATACTGCTGTCTATACTGTAGAATTTAATACTACATTAGATACTGCAGGTGCAGGTGCAGACTTGTCAGTTGCAACTGCCATGAGATTTACTGTAATTACAGATGTAGTTGGTGCTGGTGCAACAGTTGCACCTATTAGCAATTCGTTATTAGGTGCTGCCAGTCTTGGTGTGTCTACAACACCGACAGTTGGAAACAGTGACGATGGGTACTGGACTCTAAACTTGCCGTTTAGTATAGAATATTTAGGTACTACGTACACTACAATATACGTAAGCACCAATCATTATCTAACATTTGGCGGAGGGTCAACTGTCTGGAGTGGTATTAGTATAACAACTCCAAATCTTCCTAAAATCATGTGGTGTTCTGCGGATAATTCTGCACAGAGAATTTATTTTGGTGTTGAAGATGCAGGAACTGTTGGAACTTATACAGTTATTAATTCTGGTACAAGCGCATATACAATTAATTCATTATCTAATCCCACTCTAACATTAAAAAGGGGTGATACATACACATTCAATGTCAGCGCCAGCAACCATCCTTTCTGGATTACAACAGTTCAAGGTACTGGTGCCGGAGATGCATATAACACAGGAGTTACTAATAACGGGACTGATTCAGGTACTATTACTTTTACAGTGCCTATTGATGCTCCTTCTACGCTTTATTATAGTTGTGCATTTCACGTATCAATGGGAGGTACCATTAATATTGTAGCAGGAACAAGAACATATCGTGTTAGATTAGAAGGCAACGGAGGAACGTCTGGCACGTTAGGTAGTCCTGGAATGGTATGCGAATATGTATTCTATGAAAATGCGCCGGCCCAAATTGATTTAATAACCGGCGTTAACAATAGAAAGACTGCCGGCGGTGGGTTTACTATTCAACAGTTAAACGATTGGGGATTCATCAGTGGTCAACGTATTCCTGCTCGTGTAGCAGCATGCGATGTTGACCTAGAAGACTTATACTCTGAAGGTATTGTTATGGTTGGGGCTGCTGGCAATGGTCGGTGGAAACATGATGTACCAGGTGGTGTTGATTGGAATAACTCTTTTGAAATGTCTAGTCGTTATCCTGATAGTGTTAGTACTCCTTATTTCTATATGAGGGGCACTAGTCCAACTGCCAATGATAATCTAGTTAGCGGGCAATACAATTTACCTTCAATCTGTGTAGGCGCAGTGGACAGCATACAAATTGATCAGAAAGTTCAATTTAGTGATTGTGGTCCAGGTGTAGATATTTGGGCACCTGGAACTTATATTATTAGTGCTTTGCCAAGTGGTGGCGCCGGAGATCTTAGAAACATCACCTATCGTATTGGTAAGTTTAGCGGCACTAGTATGGCTAGCCCACAAGTATGTGGTGTATTAGCATGTGCGCTAGAATTGTATCCGCATATGACGCAAACAGCCGCCAAGGCCTATATACTAGCCTATGCTAAAAATAATCAATTAACTGCCAACACTAATGGTCCGGCAGATGGCCAAGATTTGCAAGGTGCGCCTAATAAATTTTTATATTATCATAAAGAACGTTTAGTTACTGGAAACACTGTGCCAAAGTTAAATTATCAACCTAGGCCTAGTACAGGATCAGTATATCCTAGACCTAGAATAAGAAGGACTCTATAAAAATGGCGTTAAACATCTGGACTCAACGATCTGGATACGAATTCAGCAGTGCCGCTGAAGGCAGTGAAATAGTCCAACAGTTACCGGTATCATATACAGCATTAGGTATAACTGCTAACGATGTTACTTTTACTGTTATATCAGGTCGTGTTCCTCACGGTCTAAGATTGTCTAGCGACTACATTATTGGTACTCCATTTGAAGTTCCACGTACTACAGTTTTTGAATTTGTTATCCGAGCCAGCTACAATGGACAAATTGCAGATAGAACATTTTTTTGGACCATAGAAGGAGCAGACGAACCAACGTGGGTTACTCCTGTTGGATCGTTGCCTGTTGGGGCAAACGATCAGTATTATATACTAGACAGTTCTTACATTGATTTTCAATTAGTGGCTACAGACTTTGACACGGCAGCTGGTCAAACATTAAAATATTTTCAACCTAAGAATGGAGGAGATTTGCCTCCTGGGTTGATTCTAACTGAAGACGGAAGGATTGTAGGTTGGATACAACCTACATTAGCAATTCCAGAAGGCACTGGCAATGGCGCATATGATACTGCAATATTTGATGAAGTGGCCTACGACTTCGGTTATCGTCCTTCTAACGGTTATGACAGCTATGTCTATGATACTGTAATCTACGATTATGCAGAAACTTCGTTAACTCCTAAGAAGCTGAATAGATACTATGAATTTTTAGTTACTGTTACAGATGGGGACACTAGTTCAACAAGACAGTTTAAAATATTTGTAGTAGGTGACGATTACTTCCGTGCCGACACCGTGGCCATTGGGGCAGGCGACGGAGTATTTACAGTAGACTCAACTTATGTTCGTGCTCCTATTTGGACCACAGCCAGTAACTTGGGTGTAAAAAGAGCCAATAACTATCTAACTTTTAAATTAGATACGTACAAAGCATTGGAACTAGGACCTATCATTTACTCATTAGACACAGTAAACCCTATCATTGATGGATATGCTTATACTACCTTAGCAACTGAAAACAAAATAACTAAAAATCTTTTAAGAATTAAAAATACAACTGGCACTCCCGTTGTAGGTAATAAACTCTGTCTTAAGGATTATGTGACAGATGCAGATGCCACTACATACAATGTTATCAATGTTACTAATGTATCATCAACTGAATTTATTCTAACCTTATCTCCGCCGTTGGCTATTGGTGTTGCTAATAACAAATTTATACAATTAGGCACTGCTAGTACACTTCCATTGGGCATGCAATTTGATCAGGGAACTGCAGAAGTTTTTGGAGTTGTTCCATATCAACCTGCAATTACAAAAAGCTATACATTCACAGTAACTGCCACTAGACTAAGTGACCGTGGTGAAATTGCCAACTCTAAACGTACATTTAGCGTACAGGTACTGGGTGAAATTGATAGCGTAATGACATGGAATACTCCTAGCAATCTAGGTAGCATTGGTGCTAATCTAGTTAGCACCTTAGCTGTTAGTGCATCTAGTACAGTGTCAAATAGTGCAATATTGTACGTATTAGAATCAGGAACATTGCCTCCGGGACTAACACTAAGTCTAGACGGAGAGATTGTAGGTAAAGTAAACCAATTTGGTGGTGAAGATGCGCCAGGAATACTTACACTAGATGGTGGGGGTCTACTGTTAGACGACGGTACTACTACCTTAGACAAAGACTATGCATTTACGATACAGGCTAGAGATATACTCAGCTATAGTGCAATATCAAGAGAGTTTACGCTAAACATTGATACTCCAAATGACAGATTGTACAGTAACTTGATTGTTAGACCTTTCCTAAAACAAACACAAAGAGATCTATTCAAAGACTTTATTACCGACTCTGATGTGTTTAGTATTCAATCAATATACAGACCGAGTGATCCAAACTTTGGCATACAGAAAGATCTTAAAATGCTAGTGTTTGCAGGTATAGAAACCAAGTCAGCTGCAGAAGTTGCCGGTGCCCTGGGTCGTAATCATAAACCTAAAAAATTTAAATTTGGCGCTGTTAAGAAAGCACAGGCAAAGATTACTGGAACAAACACAGTAGTTTACGAAGTAGTCTATGTAGAAGTTGTAGATCCATTAGAAACTAACAATGCTAAATTACCTGAACATGTATTCACAGGTATTAGTTCTGCAAACACTCCAATAACTGTTGATCAAAACAACGAATTTTATCTAGGACCTTTTAATCAAGATAGACAATTTTGGCATGCTCCGGATCCGTTTAATGTTACATTGGACAGCACCGAAGTGTATGCCGGAGACCCGCATACTAACATTGTGTTCCCTGCTAGTATAAGCATCTGGAGAGATCGCATTAAATCTTTAGGATTAAAAGAACGCAACTATTTGCCACTTTGGATGAGAACAGTTCAAGACGGTAGTGTGCAAGAATTAGATTTTGTTAAAGCTGTACCTCTATGCTACTGCAAGCCAGGAACGGCAGACGACATTATTTTAAACATTAAAAATCGAGAATTTGATTTTAAGCAAATTGACTATGTAATTGACAGATATATAATAGATTCTGTCACCGGCTACTCAGCCGATAAATACATCGCATTTAAAAACGATAGGACAACAATATCATGACCAGCGCAATAGTATCATCAACAATTAACCAAAACTTTCCGGTAGCAGGACAAGACAACAATAGTGTAGGTTTTAGAAATAACTTTACCTACATTAAAACTGGACTAGCAACTGCTGCTGGTGAAATTACTGCATTGCAGGCAACCACTGCTAAAACAAATGCAGACAACGATTTTAACGGTGTTAAAATTGAAAATGCTGAAACTAACTTATTATATGGTACTGTTCTTACTGGTAATAAAAC